CATTAAAGTATTTTGAAAAAGAAGAAGAAGTTAATGAACAAATAGAATTTGAAAGAGAAGACAATATTGTATGATTTATAAATACTATGGTCCACCAGGAACAGGTAAGACATTTAAATTAATTAGTAGAGCTAAAGCGTACGCAAGAGTTGGAACACCTTTACATAAGATAGGTTATTTTGCTTTCAGTAAAAAAGCAGCAGGTGTTGCAAAAGAAAGAATGCCAGCAGATAACAAACGTCTTCCTTATTTTCAAACCTTACATTCTTTTTGTTTTACATTTTTAAATTTAAACATGGAAGATATTATGCAACCTTACCACTATGAAAAATTTGGTAAGGAAATAAATGTTAAAGTAAAATATGCAGATAAATATAACAAAGAAGAGATAAGTTATTTAACCTGTGATAATCCTTATTTTCAATTGATACATAAAGCAGTAAATAAATGTATTGATGTTAGAGAAGAATATGAATTATGGGAACATGATACAAAAGAAGTATTGTGGCCAACTCTAAAATATATTAGTGACAATTTAATAAAATATAAAGAGGCTAAAAATTTATATGATTTTAATGATTTAGTAGACCTAACTATTAAAAACAAAGATAAAGAAAACTTTCCTACATTTAAAGCTGTATTTATTGATGAAGCACAAGATCTGTCACCCTTACAGTGGAAACTATTTGATGTCTTTAGAGAAAAATCTGAAGATATGTATTTAGCAGGAGATGATGACCAAGCTATATTTGTATGGGCCGGTGCTGATGTTGAAAGATTTATTAAAGAACCTGCTAAAGAAAGGGTCTTAAAGTACTCAAAACGTGTGTCTAGAACCGTCCAGGAGGAGTCTCAGAAGCCTATTGAGAAAATTATGGGGATAAGGAAGGAAAAAAATTATTTACCTAGAGATTTTGAGGGAGAGTCATTAACAATTGCTAATCTAAGCCAGATAGATTTGACCAAAGGTAAGTGGTTAATTTTAAGTAGAACTATATCTAGACAAATAAAGATAGCTGAAGAATTAAAAAAGAAAAATTTATTTTATGAAACTAACAAAGGTAAGAGCTTTGCAGTAACCATGTACAAAAATGCAATGCTATATGAAGATTGGGTCAGGCATCAGGAATTAGAAGATAAAGTTATAAAAGATATAAAAGAATATACAGGTGATGTCGAATGGAATCGAAATAAAAATTGGTTTGATGCATTTGTTGAAGCTGATGAAAAAGAAAAATTGTATATAAAAAATATGTTAGATAACGGAGAAAATTTAAATAAAACTGCAAGGATATGGTTATCTACCATACATGCAGCCAAAGGTGGAGAAGAAGATAATGTAATTTTATGTTTAGATATGGGGGATAAAATCCTTAAATCTATTAAACGTAGTCAAGAGAAACACGACGAAGAACATAGAGTCTGGTATGTAGGGACCACAAGAGCAAGAAATAACTTATATAAATTAAAAGCAAAAATAAAAAGAAAGGGATATCCACTATGAGAATAATAACATCGGATATATTTATAACAATAACATTAACATTTTTTGTAATTAACATAATGGAGGTACTAAAATGACACATAAAGATATGTTTAACGATTCTTTTCCACAAGATAAACAAATTGGAGGATCACACTATAAGAAATTTCATATACAACCCTATGAATTTATTTCAAAGAATGATCTTTCATTCTTTCAAGGTAATGTAATTAAATATGTTTGCAGATATAAAAATAAAGCAGGTATACAAGATCTTGAGAAAATAATTCATTATTGTGAATTAGAAATTAAAACAATGAAAGACATGAAGAAAAAATGAAGAATAAAGATTTACAATTAAACATGTTTACAGGAGAAGTAGATGTTATTTCTCCTACTGCAAAAGGTGTAAAATATTGTAATAGTTGTAAAAAAGATTTACCTGTAGAGATGTTTGGTTTTTGGTGGTCAGCATCTTATGGAAAAGAAAAAAGAAATGGATCATGCAAAGAATGTATGAAAGTAAATAATGCACTAATTAAAAAATTAAAATTTAATGCACCTCCTAAACCTGATGAGTGTGATTGTTGTGGAATAACTATAAACGAATTAAAAAGAAGAGGTGATAATAGAGAATATGGTGGTTTTCAATTAGATCACGATCATGAAACAGGAACATTTAGAGGATGGATCGATCATTTATGTAATCAAGGTATTGGAAAACTTGGAGATAATTTAGAAGGTGTTTGTAGAGCTGCTCTTTATTTATCTAAAAATGATGTTAATGTAATAATAGAAATGTTGAATAAATTAAAAAAGAAATGAACTGTTGGCATTGTAACAAAGAATTAATATGGGGTGGAGATCATGACACCGAAGATAATGAAGATTACGATATTGTGAGTAACTTATCATGTCCTAATTGTCATACAGCAGTTGATGTGTGGCATCCATCAGAAAAATTAATAAAAGAATATAAAGATTATAAAAAGGAAAAAAAATGATTATACCTCAAACAGAATGGTTAGCTCCAACAGAGTTTCCTGATTTAAGAAAATATAAAGAGATTGCTATTGACTTAGAAACACGTGATCCAGACTTAAAGAAACTGGGTTCAGGGGCCATAGTAGGTAATGGTGAAGTTGTAGGTATAGCTGTCGCTGTAGAAGGTTGGAAAGGTTATTATCCAATTGCTCACGAGATTGGTCCAAACTTAGAACGTAAAAAAGTTTTAGAATGGTTTACAAATGTTTGCGAATCACCTGCTACAAAAATATTTCATAACGCAATGTATGACGTATCTTGGATACGTAATTTAGGTATAAAAATCAACGGTTTAATCGTAGATACTATGATTGCTGCATCTATAATAGATGAGAATAGATTTTCATATACTTTAAATACTATGTCTTGGTTATATTTAAACAAAGGTAAGAATGAAGCAAGATTAACAGAAGCTGCTAAGGAAAGAGGATTAGATGCGAAGGCTGAGATGTGGAGATTACCGGCTATGGAAGTTGGATCTTATGCAGAACAAGACGCAGAACTTACATTAGAACTTTGGCAAAAATTTAAAAAGATTATTATTGAAGATGATTTACAAAATGTATTTAATCTAGAAACTGATCTTTTTCCTTGTTTGGTCGATATGCGCTTCCTAGGGGTTCGGGTAGATGTCGAGAAAGCCAATCAATTGAAAACAGCACTGGCAATAAAAGAAGAAAACCTATTGCAACAAATAAAAATAGAAACAGGAGTAGACATTCAGCTAATGGCGGCAAGAAGTATTGCTCCACTTTTTGATAAATTAAATTTACCTTATTCCAAAACTGAGAAATCAGATGAGCCATCATTTACTAAAAACTTTCTTGTTGCACATAAACATCCTGTAGTACGTATGATAGCAGAAGCTAGGAAAATAAACAAGGTTAGGACTACATTTATTGATTCTATTATTAAACATGAACACAAAGGTAGAATTCATGCTGATATAAATCAAATAAGATCAGATCAAGGTGGAACGGTTACAGGAAGATTCTCTTATTCTAATCCTAACTTACAACAAATTCCAGCAAGAGATCCAGATACAGGACCATTGATAAGAAGTTTATTTATACCTGAAGAAGGTTGCAAGTGGGGTACGTTTGACTACTCGCAACAGGAACCAAGGTTAGTTGCACACTATGCATTAAAATTTGAATTACCTTCTGTAAATGATATTGCAGATTCTTATGAGAATGATCCTTCAACAGACTTTCACAAGATTGTAGCTGAGATGGCAGATATTCCTAGATCCCAAGCTAAAACAATTAATTTAGGTTTGTTCTATGGTATGGGTAAAGGTAAGTTAATGAATGAATTAGATTTAACAAAAGATAAAGCTGATGAACTATTTAAAAAATATCATGGTAGAGCACCTTTTGTAAAACAGTTGATGAATAAAGTTATGAACGCTGCATTAGAGAGAGGTGAAATAAAAACATTACTTGGAAGACGTTGTAGATTTCCAAAATATGAACCTATACTTAGAGGTAATGATTGGGGTAGATATATACCACCTGAAGATGAAGAACGTATGAAAGAACTTCAAGATATGGGTCCTATACTAATGGATTTTGAAAATAATGTAATTAAAGAAAAAGATGGAACACCTAAAAAAAATTATTGGCATAAAAATCCAACACGTAGAGCTTTTACTTACAAAGCATTAAACAAATTAATTCAGGGTAGTGCGGCAGATATGACTAAAAAAGCAATGGTTAATCTGTATAAAGAAGGACATTTATCTCATATACAAATACACGATGAACTTGATTTTTCTATTGAATCAGAATCACAAGCTGCTAAAATAAAACAAATAATGGAACAAGCTGTAGATTTAGAAGTTCCAAACAAAGTAGATTATGAGTCTGGACCTAACTGGGGAGAGATTAAATAATGGAGATAAAATGTTTGAAGAATACAAAAATAAGTTCATGGTATGGCAATTACATAATAGAACTGAAATTATAATAGCTGGAGTATCTTTTATACTTGGCGCAATAATATTTTAATTACATGAGTTTAAATGTATGCAAAATGTGCAAACAAGCACTTCGTAACTTAAAAGAATGTACAGTTGAAAACTGTGTACA